ATATTTGCTAATAGTCTCCATTCTCTCAAGATGCTTTCTAAAATACTCATCACCTAAGTGGCTCCCCCCAAAATCATTAATAAAACCCTCCAGAAACAAGCTTAAGAAAACACAAGTGATATACTCTTCTTTATCATAGCTATATGTCAGTTGATCAAAATCATTTGAGGGTGGTAAACGCTTTATCACTCCCGTTTTTAGAGCCTTGTTTTCGGTCATAAGATGCCTTATGCGCTTGTCAATTTCGACGGATCTCAAATATGATTCTGTAGCTATATCCAGAAAAAGAGGGAAAAAACCTATTCGAGGACAAGGACGGATAAGACGAGTATAGGCCATAGTGTTAAAATTTAATCTCTAAGGTATACAAATACAGATCATCTTACAATCAACATTAATTCAATTATCAGATAATCTGATTGTTAAAAAAAATCAAAAAGGAAAATTGTTGATTGTACTGCTATTGAGGTCACGCCGCGCTAAGTTCCCGGTATGCAATGCACCCCCTTCGATAACCGGGAAATATGACGGCAAGCCAGTGCGGACGCGGGATTCAGGATTTGCCTTTGTTTCGCTCTTCAGTGCGGTCTTGGCTCGATCCATTTGATGCGTATTGAATCGACCACTCCTTTGCAATGCAACGGACTGTCCTTTATCGCCATGGCCATGGAAATGATCTTTACCGGCATGAATCCTATCAATGGAATCGATGCCATTCGTAAAGCTCAAGAGATATCGAAGGTTGCGGACGGAACCTTTACGATCGCGTTCTACTCCTACAACCGAACCAAGCAGGAAGCTGGGGATAAGCTCAAGGTGTACGAGGGCTGCAAGACGCGTACCCAACTGCCACAGGAGCGGTTCTCGATCGATGGCGATAACTTCTTTCTCTTCCTGGATAAGGATGGCAATCCCAAGACCTGCTACCGGATACTCATCCGGTTCATGGGCTTTCCCGAGGATGGGTTCAAGCTTCGTAATGTCCAATGGTTAAACGACCACCATGATCGAAATTGAAAACTATGGACGGTTGGGTGCGGTGAACGGTGATTCCGGAGTGTTCACCTTTCAGATTGGCAGTGCCACTGACACCGATGATACCATCCGGTTCAGCGACCTGCCCATATTGCGTACCCCACCGGTACTCAACTTTGCCGGCTATAAGGTATACCTCATGGGGTACGATAACAACCTGCCGGGCGAGATCAAGGAGATGATTGGTGGCAACCGCGTGTTGCCTCAGTTGATTGAAAAACAGGTGACAGCTTTGTATGGTCAGGGGCCAATGGTGTACAGGATCATTTACGAGAACCGAAAGCCGGTTCGGCAATGGGAACCGAACGATCAGATCCAGGACTGGCTTAGCAACTGGCAGGTTAATGGAATGCGGGATGGCTACGAAGAGTTCTGCAACAAGATCATTCGTGAGTTCTATCACATGGAAAGCTTCTGGATCAAATGGCGAATGAATAAAGGTCGACGAGTCAACGGTTCGGTTCCGGTGGCCGGTCTGGAGTTCATATCCAACAAACGCGCCCGATATGCAACCCAGCAGGAGATAGACATCTTTGCCGATGACCTGGAAGAGCGAGACTTTCCATTTGTAATCGTCGGGAACTGGCTCAGCGCTAATCAGACCAAATTCAAAGAATATTCTGTTCTGGATCTGCAGGACCCGCTCAAAAACTCCGTCTCCATTTCCTACCACAAAAATCCCTCGTTCGGGGAAGAGGTTTATGCCTACAACTCATTTTACAAGGGGATCAAGGAATGGATCATCGGGACCAACCTAACACCCAAGTATATCAACTCATTCCTGCATTACAGTCTGTCGGCCAAGATTCATGTGATCATTCCAGATGCATGGGTGGCCAGCAAACGCGATATGATCGAGCGGTACTGCGAGGTCAACAAGAAGCGGAAAGACGATAACAAAGAGCTGCTTAAGCTCAATGGAATCGAAATCGGAACCGATTTTAACGAGCACCTGGTATCGCAGTACATCAATGCCGAACTGAAGAAGCTGAGTCAATACCTGTCCGGTGCTAAAAATCAGGGAAAATTCTATGCATCCTATTCGTTCCGATCGAGCGACAAGGAAGAAGAGCGCTGGAAGTTCGAAGAGATCCCGATGAAGTACAAAGAGTACATCGAGTCGCTCACTTCTTACGACAAAAGGGCTGACGAAGTGATCCTGTCGGCCAAAGGCCTCGATGCATCAATCACCAATATCTCCAAAGACGGTGTGATCTCGAAATCCGGAGCCGATGCCTTCTACAATTACATAATTTACCTCCATAACCTGCCCTGGGTCGAGAAGGTCTGCACCGATCCGCTGAACCTGGCCATCCGGATCAACTTCCCGCAGCTCTATAAACAGGGCTACCGGATCGGTTTCTTTAATCCTGCACCGGTCCGGCAGGAAGAGACAGCGCCCAAAGACCGGCTTCAAAACACCAACCAATAATGGCAACACTGGCATTTTTCAAGGATATTGACGAGTTCCGGCAGAACGTGAAAGGTTGGGATGCTTCTCAGCCTCTTTCCGAGCTGTATCCGAGCTTCCAGACAGCCAGCCGGGAGATTATTACCATGATTGGTCAGGATACCTGGGATCTGCTCAGGAACTACCATCTCACCCCTGATCCTGCCGATGAAAAGAAAGCGGCAGGCGTCGGTTTTGTCCAGGCTGCTCTCGCCAACCTGATCATGTACGAGCATTTCATCTTTCTGGCCTCCAAAAAGAATAACTCGGACCAGAGCCTGTACAGGTATCAATACGAGGAGATCAAGGAAAAGTACCAGGCTGCCGGTCTCGCCGGGATGAACAGCCTGCTCGATCTCTTGGATAGCAACACAGCCACTTTCACCGATTATGCCGACACATCGACCTATAAAGACCGGCAGGATCTGATCATCCGGAGTTATCAAGAATTCGAGCGGTATTACGGCATCGACCGATCGCCCTACTTCTTTTCCAAGATCGTGTTTCTGCTTCGCGAAGTCACTGACGATGAGATACTGCCCCGGATTGGCGACTGGGACGATGTTAAGGATCAGGCCGGACTGGCCGAGACGGTGAAACGGGCGCTGGCTTACCAGACCATGGCCCTGGCTATGGAGCGTTTCGATTTTGTGACCTTGCCCCGTTCCATCCGGAACCAGATCGCCAACGAGTCGAGCCGGACCACCCGTACCTCCTATTCCGAAGATGCTGCCAAGATCAAGTTGGCCCAGATACTGAAGGACAAGGCTACTGAGTATTTTGCTGATATCGAGCTTGAAATGGACCAGCCCTTGACGGATACTTACGAGATCCCGGAGGATCTTAACGACGAAGACTTAGGATTTTACCAAATACCCTGATTATGTTAGAGATCACTTTCAACACCCATACCTATCCGATCCCGGAAAAATGGGAAGAGCTCACTCCCCAGCAGTTCATCTACCTGGTGGATCTGCTCAGGGGCTATTCCCGCGGAGAGATCTCTGCCGAATCGGTGAGAGCCCTGTTTTTTTTGGAAGCAGCCGGCATTAAGCCGCAAAGAATTCGGCTCAAAGAACAGGCTGACAGGTTCTCTGAAAACGTGTTCCGTATTGCCAGCCAGTTGAATTTCATGTTCCGGATCGAGTACGAAAACAAGAAAGCTATCTCGGCCTTTCCCAAAGGGATTCAGAGCCTCCTTCACCGATTGCTTCCGGAAGAAATCGGTGATGAGTCTGCAGAGATCAGGGCAGCCCGGAAGCTGAAAAAACAGCGGGTTATCGATGCGGTATTCGGTATCAATCTGATTCCGGAGATTCCGATCCGCAGGAAGGTTTTAAAAGGCTACCGGTTCGATCTCACCGGCAACATCATCCAACTGGATCTCAAAGCTGGCCAGTTTATCGATGCCTGTACCGTTTACGATCAGTTCAGCGAAACCGGTGATCCGGTGTACCTCGATATGATCACCGCTATCCTGTATGGCAACGAACCGGTTGGACTCGTCAGGCAGGTTCCGGCAGCCACCAAGGCATCCGTTTTATTCAATTTTCAGGCGAACCTTCTCTTCCTGCAGGAGAACACGGACTACTCTGTTCTCTGGTGGAATCAGCCGGTGAAGACGAAAAAGAAAACCTCCAACCGGCTCGGATTCAGCGACAGTCTGTACACAATCGCCAAAGCCGGTTATAGTGACCTGCAAAACCTCAAGGATCTGCCGGTGATCGATTTTCTGAACCTGCTGATCAAAGAGCTCCGGGATGCTGTGCTGGCTCTGAAAGAGTCCAAAAAGAATAACGCCGAGATCGCTGAAGCTACCAAGCTAACCCTTGACCAGGTAAACTTCCTTAGCAAATGACGACCCTACAAGATATCTTTCTTTACTTCTCAAAATTTCCCCTAAAGGAAGGGGTTCTGGAGCTGTTCAACCGGTCGGAATCGGAGCATTTTGCCGGCTATGCTACTCTTAAAACTCAGATATCCAACCTCGATCCACACAGCCTGATTCCGGGCATTCAGGACTACGTTTTCGGCATCGACGAGCAATCCATCAAAAAACGGATCGAAGAGATCTCCGGAACTTACCTGTTTGTAGATTACGGCAACATCGCGTCCCAAGAGGATCAACTCAAGCGCCGGACCGATGAGATCTTGATCGCGATCACGGTAGCCACACCCCTTCACATCAATGTCCTCGATATGGTCGAGCAGGTTCTGCTCGCTGATCAGGCGCTCGACTACCTCATGCAGATCATGGCCATCATGCGCCAAGATTCACGCTGCAGTCCGTTCGTCAAGCAGCTCACTTTCCCGGTGGAGATCACCCCTTTTCTCGCCAGGGAGCTATCGGATTCCACGGGGTGGACGATGGTAATAAAGAAAATGTGTCTGGGAGAAGAGTTATTAATATCTTATACCCATTAAAAGTTACCGGGGATTTGGTGAAAGTTTTTAACAGAGTGAAATTTAGCTGA